TTGTCCGGGATGATCGGGCCGTCGTCGATCTGCGTGTAGAAGTAGACAGTCTTGCTGTCCCAAACCTGGATGCGCTTGACGGCCTTGCCGTCCTTGCCGATCCTGTCCACGTACCAGTAGATCACATGCTCGCACTTGTCATCCGCTTCGCTGGCGCGGACCTCGACGACGCCCAGGGCGTCCGCCCACATGTAGGCGGTCCGGCCGTCTGCGTTCTTATAAGCGTAGGCATAGGCCCAGCCGGCCACCTCACGCCCGGTCAGGATCTCGTACAGCTCCGCGCTGAAATCCTCGTTTTCGTTGAAGTAGAGATCAAGCCATTTCTGAAGCTCGGAATCGTCGGACCGGAAGAGCCTGCCGTCGCCGCTGAGCGTATACTGCGTGCTCTGGTCCACCAGCTCCGTGAAGAAGGGATGGCTGATCACAATGTTGCTGCGCGTCCTGTCTTCCTTCACGTTGCCTTCGGCGTCCACGAAGAAGATGATCGCCTTCTTGATATCGTGATTGGCCTCGTAGTATCTCTGCCCGGTCCGGGCGTATCTCTTTTTATCGCTGTTGTAGTCGTTTTCGATCAGCGTCCTGATCTCCTGTACAGTCAGCAATGGATTCACCGCCTTTCATGTGTTTCCGCCTATGACAGCCATCTGCCCATCGGCTTCGGGTTCTCGTATACGCCGGTCAGGGCGTCCGGTGCATCGTCGTGTGCATTCTTGCCTTCCCGCTGGTATTTGATGATCGTCTCGGCGAATTCCGGCCATCTGTCCTGCCAGTTTGCCGGGAAATAGATATTATCCATGACGCTTGTGCTGTTGGACAGGATGCGCGCCGTCTTATTCTTCGATTGATGAAACCAGCGGATATTCGTGTGCCGGTTGCCCTGGTCCTTGCATAGTCGCTCGACGTTGCGGGCGAATCCGCGTCCGCCGTTGTTGCTCTCGATGATGGCGCAGTCTATGCCGTTTTCGGTCAGCATCCTGGCCGTCGCCGGCTCGGTCTCTTCCATAGCTGCCTTCGTATAGAGCAGATCCAGGATGTAGTAGCAGCCGTCGTACATGCCGTAGCAGATCGAACACAGATAGTCGCTGCCGGTGTCGGCCGTATCTGTATAGTTGAGACGATAGCGCAGCAGCGAGGCGCCCTTATCGTCCTGCGGCAGCTGCGTATAGGTCTTGATGGTCGTATAGAGCCGGCCCTTGATGTCGATCGGGTCTTGCTGGTAGTTGGCGGCCACGATCGCCTTGTCCATCTTCATGGTCTTCAGATCGTAGTCCTTGCGGGACAGGATCTCAGGGCAGAGCATGCTGCCGTCCTCCTGCACGGCCCTGTAGTTGATGTGCACGACGCTCTTGTAGTTCGCCAGGATAAAGCCGGCCAGATCCTCGCTTGCCCATCTGGTCATGATGATGATGACCTTGAAGCCGTTCTCTGTACGGGACAGCATGGTGTCGGTAAACCAGCTGGCATGGCCTTTCAATACGTTCGCATTGTAGGCCTCCATGCTGTTCTTGATCAGGTCGTCGATGATCATAATATTGCAGCCGAAGCCGGTGGCCGTGCCGGTTGGCGACGTCGCCAGATAATTGGCCTGCTGGCTTCCTTCCAGCGCCCATTTGCTGACGGCCGCCTCGCCGTATTTGATGCGCGTGCGGGGGAATATGTCGTTGTAGACAGTGACGCCGAGCGTCGGCTTCTCAGCGATGGCGTCACGTACTTGCTTTGCGAATGTTCCGGACAGCGTTTCGTTGTAGCTGCCGGTCATCACCTTGATGGATGCGCCGTACTTGCCGAAGAGCCACTTGACAAAATTGGTTGCCGTGCGGCTCTTCCCGTGACGGGGCGGGAGATTGATCACCATGATCTGCTCTTCCGCTTCTTCGATAAACCATTGCAGGCGCTCGGCCAGGTCCTTGAGGAAGCGCCGGTCCTCCTTGTAGAAGTCCGGCGATGTGAATTTGCAGTATTCCCAGAAACTTCGCCGGGCCAGCTCCATGCGGGCATAGTATTGAAGGAGCTTTTTATCCATCCTCGATCAGCTTCTTCAATTCCTCCGTCGTCAGGCCGGCCATCGGGTTATTGATCTCACCTCTGACTTCCACCTTGTCCTGGAACATGCCCAGGTGCTTGCCCAGCAGCTCCAGCGCGCGCACCTTGTCGTAGGGCTTGACCTCGAAGCCGTCCCGGCCCTTCTTGATCACGGACAGCGCACGCTTCTGGTCCTCCGTCAGCGTTTCCGTCAGCACCGGCTCGACGGTCCTGTACAGGATCGGATTCCCGTCGTCGTCCAGCAGCTTGACCTGATGCCCGTCAACTTCCATGACGGCTTCACGCTCAATCACAGACGCATAATCTGCGGCATTGGAAAAGGCGATGATCGCCAGCTCACGCAGCACCCTGTCCTGGGTGATCTCCGTCCGCTGTGATCTCGCCTGCATCAGTTCGTCAATTTTTGTCCTGATTGTAGTATTCTGTAGTAATTTTGGGGCATTCGTATGTGCGAATTTTTCCTTGTATCCGGCTCTGATTGCGGCCTGCGTTGCGTTCAGGTCGATCAGATACTCTTCACAAAACTGCCGCTGCCGCTTGTTCACAATCATCACCGCCTTTCTGTTGTGGCATTACAGGCAGCACGCCGCCTTCATGGCCTCCAGCATCTTCGGGAATTGCAGGGCGATCCAGTCAACCATCTCTTCATTTCTGGCCCATCCGTCCTTCGGGACCAGCGTGCTGGTCTGAAGGCCGCTCTCGTTGAGGAAGGCGTGCACGATCTCATGCCGCAGCGCTTCCTTCTCGCACTTGTCGCAGTATCCGGCCGTCTCATCCCTGAAGTCGGGGAAGGTGTTGATCTTTCCGACGATGATCTTCTTGCTGATGGCGTCGCAGTATGCCTCGATGCCCATGTCCTCGAAGATCCGCAGCTCGCTGTATCCCTTGTATACGATCTCGTATTCAGTGCCCAGCACGTTGATCTTCATGCCTTTATCCTTTCGATGTCCGCTCTGCGGAATATACAAAAAGCCCGCCAGGGAAGTGGTCCTGGCAGGCTTCTTTTTTTGACAGCATAATCATATCACAGGTTTTCTCTGAAATGGTATGAAATTTGATGAAAAACAATGAAAATTGATGAACATTGATGAACATAAAAAGAAGAAGCGGGCGCTGCCCGCTCTTCTTTATGCCTCCAAGGCGTCCTCCAGGTACCGATCGCTTCCTCGATGCAGTTGGCAGCGCTGCTCAGATTCTCCGCCGCTTCATACATCGCTTCGCCGCGCTCGCTGCTCTGGAGCGATTCCGGCATGTTCTCGTAGGCTTCCTGCTCTTCCTCCTGCAAGGCCTCCACTTCCTCCAGCAGTTCCTCCAGCAGCCTGCCAACCTTCTCGATTCTCTTGCGTCTCTGCATGTTCATACGTTTTCCTCCATTTCCAGCGGGTACATGATAATGGGCGCGTCGTCTCCCATATAGGCCAGGGCGCGGATCGTGTTGTATTCAATCCATTCGATGGCTTCCATGTCGGTCATTCCTTCCGTCTGCATCAGCCAGCGCACCATTCTGTCGAAGTCATACACGGCGCGGCCGTCTTCCGTGACGCCGATCAGGGCGTCGTCATAGCTGTAATTCTCGAAGATCACCACATCTTCATAACCAGCGGCCAGGATCTTTTCGGCGGCTGTCATATCCGGTCCTTTCTGGTGGTGCTGGTGGTCGATCATGAGGGGGAAGGGGCTGCCCTCGTAACCTCCGGGGCGGGCGTTGGTTGTTTACTTCATCTTTTTGATCAGGGTGCGGAAGTGGAAGCACTGGATGTTGTATCCGCCGGCTCCGATGGTCTGGATCTTGGCCGTTCCCTTTGTGCCGATGATGTAGCCGTTCAGATCGCCCTTCTCACCGATTCTCAGGTTTCCGGCATCTGTGATCGTTCCGACGATTTCGTTTGTCCTCTCGATGATGAAATCGTACTTGCGATCAGCCTCATGGTCGAGGTCTTTCCTGAGCTTTTCGGTGTCGAGGATCATCTTGTATCCGTGGTCGGTGCTGCTGTACTTTCGATCAATGTAGTGTTCGATGAATCCCCATTTTTCACGGAAACTCTTCCTCATCTCGCAGTGGGCCTTCTCGATCTCCTTCTTGTTCGGATCTCTCCATCCTCCGTTGTTGTGCCAGTCGCAGTATTCCTTGTCCTTGCGATGGTACTCTTCCAGCGCAACCAGGTACCTCTCAAAGGCTTCAGCATAGAATTTCATGTTTCTTTCCTTCCAGGCGGCGAGGAAGTCGAGGATCACTTTGACGTCCCTGCTGTTGGCCTTCTCGGTTTCGGTGGTCAGCTGCGCCTTATATTCTTCCAGAGCCTTCTGTGCGGCTTCGATGTCCTTCAGGCAGCAGCGAAGATCGTAATCGTTGTAGAGATAGGGGTTGTTGACTTCCCAGCCGCCGACTTCAGCCTTGCGGATTCTCGCCAGTTTCTTCTCCATCTTCTCCAGTTCCTTCTCCTTGCCGGTGATTCGCTTCTGAATGAATTCGATGCTTGCCATGGTGTCCGTCCTTTCTGCCCTCGTAACCTCCGGGGCGGGTGTAGGTTGGTCCTGCGTTAAAGCCCGACGATGAAGCTGCACTCGGTCGTTCGGCTGCCGCTCTGGCTCATGTACTGAATCGTTACCATGCAGGGTCCGGCGAGCTTCCCGGCGTCGCTTTTCGCCTTGCGCCAGATGTGCATGTAGTTGGTATGCGCTTTCATGTACGTCAGGATCTCGCCGGTCGTTCCGCTCATGATCTCGTAGGTGTAAGCTGCCATGTTATCCGTCCTTTCTGCCGGGCCTTTGCCCGCCCGGCGGGGCTGGTCGTTCGGATCAGGCGTGCACCCAACTCCGGCGGCGGTCAGGAATGAAGGCTTCGATGTAGATGTCCATCTCACGATCTTCGTAGTTGTTAGACAGGATCTCGCACTGGAAGGTCTGCACGCCGTTGCGCTCGCCGCTGGTGAAGTATCCGCCGACCCTGCAATCGGATTTCCCGGTCAGTTTGCAGGCAAGGCGCTCGGCCTTTTTGATTTCGCTGATCTTCGGATTGTTCATCATTTTCGTTTCCTCCTGTATTCTGTCGTTTGTGTTGTCCTTTTCTATGGTCTTATTCTATCATATTAGTACCAATATATCAATTAGCCGTATATACAAATATTGGTACTAATATTTGTGTATTGTGTATATTGATACTAATGTATGTTTATGGTATACTGTTTTCATCAGATGAAGGAGTGAAGCCCATGGCACTATCAGATGCGCAGCGCAAGGCCAATGACAAATACCTTGCTGCGAAGTATGAGCGGCTTCCGGTCAGCTACTCGAAGGAGTTCTGCACGGCAGTCCGCGCGGCGGCAGAAGCGTCCGGCTGTTCCCTTGCCGGATACGTCAAAAAGGCGATCGAAGCACAGATGAATCAGGACCGGAAAGAAAAGGAGTAAACACCATGTACAAGATCATCATGAGCATCAATGGCGAGAAGAACATGACCAATGAGCAGATCAAGGCAGCATTCGAGGCGGAATACGAATCTTTTTATGACGACGCGGAAGGCGTGCAGCGTGAGAAGGACGGCGGCTTCCTCCTGTACGAGGATGGCTGCTGGAATCAGTACGCCGAGGTCTTCTGATGAGGCCGGACGACAAGCCCACTCTGCGCAAGATCCTGCGCAGACATTGGCATTATCTGCTCGATCTGCTTTAT